CGAGAGCAAAGCACCTACATGGGTGGCGTGGAAGGAAACATAGGCTAACGTACACCCCGTAGCAAGCCTCGCTGACTTAAATGGGTACAGCACAAGACTAGAGGACATGGTGGGACAAGACTCTAGCTCGATTGAACATTCACTCTGTGTAGCTCTGGTATCTATTTGTGCTTAATCAAATATATGTGCATAACCTCTGTCATAGATATGGGATAGGTCGGTACAGCGTAGGAAACTACACGCTTACCACCCTTGGGGAAGTTATGTCTAAAGAAATAGATGTAAATTTAGAAAGAACATAATTTGCTTTTTTTTAAATAGATTGTTAAGCTATCTAAACACTACAAGGCAGCAATGAAGAAGAAAACACCACCCAAGATAGACAGGTTTGCAAGGTTATACACAGGGTTAAAGTTGATAGTTAGACCCGGCAGCATGGACTTCATGAAGTACCCCACCCGGATTGGCAACACACTTTTTTATGTGGATGAAAATGGAAGCTACAAAAAGTCAACAAAAGATAGTTAAAGCAATTAAAGACAGTAATTGGGTAACTGTTGCAGAAATTTCACAAATAACAGGGATTGCAGAAGGGCACGTCAGAAACGCATTAAAAAGTCGATTTTTTGACAACTTGGTACGTCAAAAAAGATTGCAAAAACAGGTCAATGGGATGCGCTGGATTGTGGTGTATCAGTACCCGGTAGAAAACGGCGAACACACATCACAAGCATTGCGTTTAGCGTCACAGCATCAAGGCATTTTTGGTCAACTTTACTGGGTGAGAAATGAAAACATTGAAGCAGTGGCTTAAAGAAAAGTTTTTGAAAGAACAAGCGCAAGAAAAGAAAGAACCAATTTGCGACTGCTGTGGACAAGTATCAACGCTGACGGACGGGTTGTGTGAATGGTGCACACGGTTTTACAAGGCGCACAAATGAACATTGATAAAGCCATTGAGATTCTTGATTCTGGACTAGTTACGCAACAGGAACAAGAACAACTGGTAACGATGCTGCGTAACGTGCAAAAAAACGCCAGACGTGAGTGCTGCAATTTTTTGATGGATTTGCACGAAGAATTTAAGAAGCAACACAATCATTTTCATGTAGCGGCTGTCAAATTGTGGGAAATTAACAAGGAGCAAGCATGACTGACCGTGAAGCAATGAAGATGGCGTTGGAGGCTTTGGAGTATTACCGAAGCGGCGAGGATTATCAGCCCACGCCAGCAAGCGAAGCAATTCATACACTACGCCAAGCACTCGTACATACTGAGCAATCTGTTGAACCACCTGATTATGTAGAGCCAATTACTTTTGATTACCACGATGGATGGGAGGAAGGATTTAAAGCGGGTGTGGAATCAATACAAAATAAAAAAGGGCTAACACCGTCAAATGTTAGCCCCGTACTTCATGGTGGCGATAAAAATTATACTGAACTCGCACAGCCTGAGCAAGAGCCTGTTTGCGACAAAGACCCATACTACTGTGGTTATGTTCGATGCCAGCTTGGAAAGGTATGCAAGAACACCGCCCCACCGAAGCGTGAGCAAGATACTAACGAAGTTTGTAAAAAATTATGCGCTCAAGCAAGAAGAAGTGAGCGTGGTGCTTGTCATCAAATTGTTTGGGATTACGGATTTTCAAGAATAGACAACGAAGAAGTGCAAGCGGCTTGTGTATATTTGGCACAAGCAATACGAGGAAGGGGAAAACATGAGTGAGCCAACAAAAAAGCAAGAAGAAGCACTTCGTGAATTCTTACATAGTGCCGTTGTCCCGTTAATTGAAGACGTGCTGGTAAAAAAACTCGGACAAGCAATGTCGTATGCAAAAGAACAAATTGCCACACCCAAGCCGTGGGTCGGGCTGACGGATGAGGAGATTTTGATAGCAACTTATGAGTTAAGGGATGTGCTTTCTGTAAAAAAAATTATTAAATCAATAGAAGCCAAACTTAAGGAAAAGAACACATGAGCTTTGATGACTTTTGGCGCAAATACCCTCGTAAAGTTGCTAGGAAGACCGCCATGCAATCTTTTTCAAAGTTGCCACCAGATGAGCAGGAAATGGCGTTGGAGGCGCTAGACACGCACATTGAGTACTGGAAGTTAAAAGAGACAGCGACAGAATTTATTCCACACCCATCAACATGGCTTAATCAACAGCGTTTTTACGATGAGCTAGAACTAACACCTAAAAAACCTAATAAACCTGCTTTACCTTGGTACTCAACTGAGCAGCTTACGATGGACAAAGCTAGGGATATGGGTATGACACCAAGACCGGGCGAGGACATGGGCCAATTTAGGTCAAGGATTGCTCAAAAGATATCTGAACTTATTTAAACAAAATATAGGTGAAATAATGAAATTATCGAAACAAGCTGCAATAGATTTTGAAAACATTACAAGCGAAATTGAAATGCAAATATTTAATTTGCTTGAAATTGAAAAAAACTTTGAATTTATGACAGAGCAAAGCATGGCGCTGATTGACACAATCAATTCGTTAAAAATGATAAGCAAAAAATGTATGCAGCTTAACGATTTTTATTGGAGACAAGAAAAATGAAAGATTTATTTGGAGACGAAGAATTTGATTGGAAGCGTGAATGGCAAGGAATGCCAGAATTTGAACAGACAAACTTAAAAACGATTCATTCTGTTGTTGTTAATTTTATTACTGTTGAAGATATGAACGAGTTTTCTGAGTTAATTGGTAAGCGCATTCACTTTACAACAAAAAGCGTGATGTTTCCCGTAAAAATTAACAATGATAAAAAAGTGTGGATTGACGATGAAACAGAATCATCCTAAATACCCTGTCTACATTATTTCAAAAGGTCGTGCAGACACTCGCAAAACAAGCAAAGCGCTTGAGATTATGGGCGTTGCATACAGAATTGTTATTGAGCCGCAAGAGTATGAGCAATATGCTGCTGTTATTGATGAAAAAAAGATACTTGTATTGCCGTTTAGCAATCTTGGTCTAGGAAGTTATCCTGCTCGCAATTGGTGTTGGGAGCACGCAATCAGTGAAGGTCACAAGTTTCATTGGATACTCGATGACAACATTCACGGCTTTGCTCGTTTGTACAAAAACAAACGTATTCCTTGCAAATCAGGTGCAATATTTCGAGCGGCAGAGGATTTTACTGACAGATATGAAAATGTTGCACAAGCTGGTTTTCAATATCGCTTTTTTGCTGAAGAACGCACTGATATGCCAGCATTTCGGTTGAACACACGCATTTTTTCGTGCATTTTGATACGCAATGATTTGCCACATCGTTGGAAGCTCAAATACAACGAAGACGTAGCGCTTTCGCTTGATGTGTTGAAAGACGGCTGGTGTACGATTATTTTTAACGCATTTTTGCAAGATAAAGCAGCAACACTTAGCATGAAAGGTGGCAACACTACAGAACTTTACGCAGATGGTGAAAAAAAGAAAGAAAAATCACAAACGCTTGTAGACGCTTATCCTGAATACGCATCATTAGCATGGCGCTACGACAGATGGCATCACAGAGTTGATTTTGATGTGTTTAAAAAAAATATATTAAAGAAAAAAACTGGTTTGATAATACCTGAAGGGATTAACGAATACGGGATGAAACTTGTAAAACGGGAGGAATATGAACGAGATTGATCCGCATAAAGCTGTCGAATACATTTTTGACAATGCGCCAGAGTACGCTCGTGCAAAAGGTAGACTTGCAGAGCTTGAAGTTTTTAAAAGCAGTCTTAAAGCAATTCTTATGAAAAACAGTTATGAAACAGCTATTGGAGCGCAAGAACGGGAGGCGTATGCGGACCCAAAGTATCAAGAATTAGCGAAAGCTATTGGTGAAGCAACAGAACAAGCTGAATTATTAAGATATAGGCTTGAATCAGCAAAATTACGGATTGAGGTTTGGCGCACACAAGAAGCAAATAATCGTAATATTGAGAGGTTAACAAAATGACAGATTACAGTGCAACACTTATAAAATTAACAGCAGCTATTAAACACTATCGCCAGTTAGTGTTAAGGTCTCGTTTTGAAGCAGCAGCAGATTTGGCTGTAGATATGCAAATGTTAAGCAACGATTTGCAACAATGGGCTGAAGACCAATGTACAGAAATACAAAACTTTTAGAAAAGTGCCGGGAGTTACCTTGTCAGTTATGCGGCGCTGAAGACGGGACAGTTGTTGCAGCGCACAGTAATCAGCTACGAGACGGCAAAGGACGTGGACTGAAGGCGCATGATTACCGCATCGCAAGCTTATGTTTTCAATGTCACAGTCAGATTGACCAAGGCAAAGACCTTAACCGGGTGATGCGGGTTGAGTTATGGGAACTGGCGCATAGAAAGACGATTGGCGAGCTGTTCGAGCGTGGGTTTATCAAATGCTAGCCACTATGCAATTACCGTTGCCACCAAGCGTTAATCGCTACTGGAACAGCTTTAGGGGGCGTGTTTTTGTCAGCGCAGCGGGTAAACTATACAAAAAGCAAGTTCAGGAGTACATTGCCTCTAATAATGTCGTAAAATTTGACAATAAGCGTCTTTTTGCGTTCATTCGTGTACATCCAAAAGACAAACGTAAGTTTGACATTGATAACAGGCTAAAGAGCTTGTTGGATGCGCTAGAAGACGCAGGCGTATTTGATAACGACGAGCAGTTTGATGAAATTCACGTCAGTCGTGGTGAGATTTACAAGAACGGGTGTGTGTCAGTAGTAATCGGTACTCTTGAGGACTAATATGGACTTTCCTGCTACTTTCGTGTCAACGCTACTGCACAGCGCAACAAACACGCATTTCATGCACTTTCAGACAGAAAGCTACGCAGAACACAAAGCGCTTCAAATGTACTACGAAGGCATTGTTGACTTGGTGGATGACTTCACAGAAGCATACCAAGGCGCATACGACAAGATAAAAGCATATCCGGATGACTTTCATTTGGCTAAGAATCCGCAGCGATACCTCAAAAGTCTATGTGATTTTGTCGAGGAAATCCGCAAAGAATTGCCGCAGGACTCGCAATTACAGAACATCATTGACGAAATTGCTCAATTGATTGACTCTACGCTGTATCAACTTCGTTTTCTTAAATAGGAATCGCCATGAACGACATGATCCAAACGCCTGAAGCACAAAGAATGGCTCAAATGCTGCAACAACAACAGATGCAAAAATTCTTGCAAGGTTTGCAAGCAGCACCCGGCGTCGGTGGAATGTCGGACGCTGAACGTCAGCAAATGGCTGCTCGTACAGATTATGAGGCAATGACACCTATGAGCGTAAATCAGCTTCAACAAGGTGGTATGCCCGTACTTAATCCGCAAGGCGATTATGGAATGCCAGTTGTGCAGCCAGAATACGCAAGCAATATGCCAACTGGTGGCACTCCTGCTGCAAATATGGCTTCCCGTCGTGGTTTGCTGCAAGGCGCAATCAGCGATTTAGAGCGTCGCAACATTGAGCAGGGAATGGGTCAACGTGCTGGAACAATGGTTAATCCAGAAATGATGCGTAGAATGCCACGATAATGCCAAGCAAATCCGAAGCTCAAAAGCGCACAATGGCTGCTGCGGCGCACAATCCAGAGTTTGCCAAAAAGATGGGCATACCTGTGGGTGTAGCTAAAGAGTTTAACGACGCAGACAAAGCTAAACGGACTGCTGCATTACTGAGCAAAATGCACAAAAAGGGCTAATTATGAAAGCTGGCTTATACGCAAACATTCTTGCTAAACAAGAACGCATCAAAGCTGGAAGTGGCGAAAAGATGAGAAAGCCCGGTTCGCCCGGCGCACCTACCGCTAAAGACTTTAAAGAAGCTGCTAAAACAGCTAAAGACAAGAAATGAGCGCAGCTTGGCAACGCAAAGAGGGTAAGAACCCCGAAGGCGGTCTGAACGCCAAAGGCAGAGCATCAGCAAAAGCTGAAGGCATGAACTTGAAGCCGCCCGTCAAGTCTGGTGACAATCCAAGACGAGCAAGCTTTCTTGCAAGAATGGGCAATATGCCGGGGCCAATGGAAAAAGACGGTAAACCAACCCGCCTAGCATTAGCGCTCAGAGCATGGGGCGCATCAAGCAAAGAAGACGCAAGAGCGAAAGCTAAGAATATTAGCGAACGCAACAAAAAGTAGGATACAATTAACCTATCTTAAACTCTAAAACCATTGAGAAAAGATATGGAACTCAGTAAAGAAGTGAAATCTGTTAAACGAAGACCACCCGCAGCGGGAATGGGCAGAAAGAAAGGTAGTCTCAACAAAGCAACGAAAGCTTTTCGAGACACTGTGACTGCATTATTAGAAAACAACGCTGAAAATGTAGGGAAATGGCTCGAAACTGTTGCTTATGGTGACGGGGATACAGTCAAACCTGACCCAAAAGGCGCTTTGACGCTTATTGCTCAATTAGCAGAGTTTGCATCACCAAAGCTTGCACGAACTGAGCATAGCGGTATTGACGAAGGCGCTATTGAACTGGTGGTCAAGTGGCAAGACGAGAGATAGTCTTACCGTACGCACCTCGCAAAGCGTTTAAATCATTCCATAACCGTACTCAACGCTGGGCGTGTCTAGTTGCTCACAGACGGGCAGGCAAGACTGTTGCAGCTATCAATGACATTGTTCGTGCTGCGCTGATGAGCAAAGACGAATACCCGCTTTACTCATACATAGCGCCGTACAGGTCACAAGCAAAATCCGTGGCTTGGGACTATTTGAAACACTTTGCTGCACCTGTGCTTAAAAGCTCAAATGAAGCTGAATTGACGGTTGAGTTAGTAACAGGCGCAAAAATACGCTTATTTGGTGCTGACAACGCAGACGCTATGCGAGGGTTGGGCTTTTCTGGCGTGTTTATGGACGAATACGGGGACTTTAGACCAAGCGTCTGGGGTAACGTCATTCGTCCTACGCTATCAGACAAGCAGGGTTGGGCAGTTTTCGCCGGGACACCGAAAGGCAAAAACCAGTTTTGGCAGATATATGACCAAGCGTCACGCAGCGATGGCGAATGGTTTTGCTTAAAGCTCACAGCGTCAGAATCTGGTCTGTTGCCAGCTACCGAACTAAACGCAGCGAAAGCGCAAATTTCTGAAGACCAGTATTTACAAGAATACGAATGCTCGTTTGAAGCGGCTATCTTGGGGGCGTATTACGGTACAGACCTGCGCCAAGCTGAGTTAGACGGGCGCATCACGAACGTGCCGTATGACCCGCACCTACCTGTGCATACTGCGTGGGACTTGGGATACCGTGATGACACAGCAATTTGGTGGTATCAAGTAATTCGCAACGAAATACATTTAATCGACCTTTTTGCTATTTCCGGTGCTAATATTGAAGAAATTGCGAAAATAATTAAAGAAAAGCCCTATAAATACGGAAAACACAATCTTCCGCATGATGCGAGAGCTAAAACTCTAGCAGCTCAGGGCAAGTCGGTTATTGAGCAATTGGCTGAACATCTTGGCATCAACAACTTGGCAATCGTGCCAGATTTAGGCGTTCAAGATGGTATTCAGGCAGTAAGACAGTGCTTGCCAATGTGCTGGTTCGACAAAACTAAGTGCGCTGAAGGCATTGAAGCTTTGAGGCAATACCAGCGGGAATACGACGAAGACAAGAAAGCGTTTAGAAGTAGTCCAAGGCATGACTGGACTTCACACCCTTCAGACGCATTTCGGATGATGGCGGTTGCTTGGAGGCTAGAACCCAAGGTCAAAGCGCCAGACGTTGTGAAACCGTTGATTGTTGGCCCGGAGAACACGGTAACTTTGAACGATATGTGGGCAACCTATCAACCTCCAAGGGGTAGCAGAATATGAGCGGCATTGAACGTGGTTATGGATACCAATACGAAACAGTAGCAGCCAGTCAAACAGCGCAAGTGCTGGGTGGCTCAGGCGCAGCAGGTGACTATTTGCACCGTCTAATCGTCACAGTTAACACAGCAGCAACATCAACAGTCACATTGACTGATGGCGTAACAGCCATTCCCGTTGTTCCTGCAAACTTAGGTAGCGGCGTTGGTGTGCTAGACATTGAGCTAGACATGGCTTCTTTGACTTCAGGTTGGAAAGTCACGACAGGCGCAGGCGTTACAGTAGTGGCGGTTGGTCAATTCAGCTAAGAGGTTCTAAATGGAAGCTCTAACAGGCATTCAGAAGTATTTGAATATCGTTGGGCAGTACGACAACGAATTCAAAAAGTGGGAAGCACGAACACACAAGATAGTTAAACGCTATCGAGATGACAACCGCAGTCAACACACAAACGAAACAGCAAAATTCAACATTTTGTGGGCTAACGTACAGACGTTAATCCCTGCTGTTTACGCTCGGTTGCCCAAAGCTGCTGTTAGTCGACGTTTTGGCGATAACGATCCAGTTGGACGTGTTGCTTCACAACTTATTGAACGCTCGTTAGACTTTGAAATTGAGCATTATTCTGACTTTCGTAGCGCCATGCGTCACGCTGTTGAGGACAGATTCCTCGGTGGGCGTGGCGTGGCGTGGGTTCGCTATGAACCGCACGTTATAGCGCAGGATATGCCAGACGATGGCTATCAAATTACTGAAGACGTAGACAAAGAGACAGGCGATAGTCCAAACCCTGTGGATAACTACGATGGTTCGGCAGGCATGAACGCTGAACCACAAGAGGAAATCGAGTACGAATGCGCCCCCACAGACTATGTGCATTGGAAAGACTTCGGGCACACAGTTGCTCGCACATGGGAAGAAGTCACGCAGGTGTGGCGCTGGGTGTACATGACTCGTGAGGCGCTGATTGAGCGTTTTGGCGAGGAAACGGGTAACAAGATACCGCTGGATGCAGGCCCTGAGACCAACAAACAGTACGGTCAAGCAAATCGTGACTTCACACGAGCAAAAATCTGCGAATTGTGGGACTTAGAGACTGAAAAAGTCTACTGGTTTAGCAAAAACGTCGGTCAAATCATTGATGAGCGTGATGACCCGCTAGGTTTAGAGGGATTCTTCCCATGCGCCAAGCCGTTGTTCGCAACAATGACAAGCGACACGCTGATTCCTATCCCTGATTTTGTGTTGTATCAAGATCAAGCGACAGAATTGGACATTTTGACTGACAGAATTGACGGTTTAGTCAAAGCTCTGCGTATTCGTGGCGTGTATGACGCATCACAACCAGCTTTGCAGCGCTTGCTGACTGAAGGCGATAACAATACGTTGATTCCTGTCGATAAATGGATGGGATTTAGCGAAAAAGGCGGTTTGAAAGGTTCTATTGACATTCTTCCTATTGACCAGATTGCAGGTGCATTGATTCAATGCTATCGGGCTAGGGACGAAATCAAGGCGCAAATCTATGAAATCACGGGTATTTCAGACATTGTTCGTGGTCAAACTGCGGCAAGCGAAACAGCGACAGCCCAACAAATCAAAGGACAGTACGCCGGGCTGCGACTCCGCTCAATGCAAGAAGACGTGGCACTTTTCGCCTCAGAACTAATCCGTCTCAAAGCGCAAATCATTTGCTCAAAGTTTCAACCGCAGACAATCATTCAATACGCTGCTGCTGAACAGATGAGCGAGGCTGACAAACAGCTTGTGCCTCAAGCATTGATGCTGATTAAAGACAAAGTGCTGCGTAACTTCAGAATTGAGGTTGCGGCAGACAGTCTTGTGCAGATTGATGAGAACCAGAACAAGCGTGACAGGGTTGAGTTCCTGCAAGCAATGGGTGGCTTCTTGTCGCAGGCGTTGCCAATGGGTCAACAAGCGCCTGAGCTTGTGCCGTTGCTCGTTGATATGGTCAAGTTTGGCGTATCTGCATACAAGCAAGCTGAACCGATTGAGGGTACGATAGATCAAGCGATGGAGCAGCTTAAACAGAAGCAAGCGATGGCAGCGCAACAGCCACCGCAACCTGATCCTGAAATGGTCAAGATGCAAGTTGAGCAACAGCGTGAGCAAGCTAGGGCAGAGGCTGATATGCAAATCGAGCAAATTAAGATGCAAAGCGAAGCAGCGCTTGAGAAGCAAAAGCAAGACTTTGAAGCTTGGAAAGTGCAGTTTGAAGCACAGAACAAACTTAACCTTGCTCGCATTGCGGCAAACCCCGGCGTTGACGTGCCGCTTCTTGAAGCTCAAGAGTTACAGTCTAAGCAGATGGTTCAACAGCTTGGCGCAAGCTTGAATGATGCGCTTAACAAGATGGCTGAATTGCATCAAAATATGCTCCAGATGCAAGCGCAGACAATTAGCCAGATTGAAGGCGTGAAGAACGCAGCAGCAGCACCAAAACGTGTCATTCGTGGCGCAGACGGTAAAGTTGTCGGTGTTGAGGTTGTGCAATGACGCTCTACTATTCCAACGCAACAAGACACGCTCAAAATGAGGGGTTGATAACTTATGCTGGAACGAATACGCTCTTTTGTCTGTACTCAGGCACACAACCTGCAAATGCGAATACAGCGATTACTTCGCAGGTACTTCTCGTAGCACTACCGATTGCTGGCGTATTTGGCACAGACACAGACGGGACGCTAACACTAGGCGCTGTGACTCAAACCAATGCGGCAGCATCGGGCACTGCGAGCTTTTTTCGCATATTTAAATCTGATAATTCTGTCGTAATGGACGGTTCTGTAGGATTGTCCGGCGCAGATTTAATATTGAACACTGTTGACATTGCTGCGGGTCAAAGCGTTGACATTACCGCAGGGACGATTATTCGGGGTAACGCATGACAGTCACCGTAAAACACCCATTTGTAAGCACAGTTCCTGATGGTGCGGATACAAGTTTAGTGCGCCCAAGTAATTGGAACGCAGACCATACAATTGTTGGTCTTGGCACAGCAGCAGAACTAAACGCAGGTGTTGCAAACGGTGTTGCTACGCTTGACGGTGGCGGCACAGTACCGCTTAGTCAGATTCCCGCATCAATTCAAGGTTCGCTAAACTATCAAGGCACATGGAACGCATCAACGAACACGCCTACACTAGCTTCTGGTGTCGGCACAAAAGGCTATTACTACGCTGTGAGCGTTGCTGGCTCTACCAACTTAGACGGTATAACTAGCTGGAACGTGGGTGACATGGCTGTGTATAACGGCACAGCATGGCAAAAGATTGATAACACAGACGCAGTTACGTCAGTCAACGGCTACACAGGCACAGTCGTTTTGGCTGTCGGTGACATCAGCGGTGCAGCAAACGCACCCACAAACACAAACATCACGTCAATGACGGGCGTGACAGGAAGCATTTCTAGCCCTGATTACATTCAGTTTGACACAGCGTATGCAACAGCTTTGACGGCTGGGCAATTGGGTTGGGACGGCAACAATACGTTAGGTCTAGGCATGGCTGGTGGCAACGTCACGCAGCACATCGGCGAAGATCAATTCTTTTATTACAAAGCATCGTCTGCTGTTACGAAGGGTCAAGTCGTAATGTTTACAGGCGCTGTTGGTGCAAGCGGAGTGCCTACAGGTGCGCCAGCAACAGGTATTGCTGATGGCACATACATTATGGGTATTGCTGCGGAAACTGTTGCTACAAACGGTTTTGGACTTGTGCAGACGTTTGGAACGCTACGCAACGTCAATACGTCAACATACGCTGATGGCGAAATTCTTTGGTACAACCCTGCGGTAACTGGTGGGTTAACAGCAACAAAACCAAGCGCACCAAACGTAAAAGTGCAAATGGCGGCTGTAATTAACGGTGGATCAAGCGGCGGCGGTACGATTTTGATTCGCATTGACTCTGGCTCACAGCTTGGCGGCACAGACTCAAACGTACAGATTGGCACACCAACAAGCGGCAACACACTGATTTATGACGCTGTTGCAGGGTATTGGAAGAACGCAAGCATTAGCGCAGGAACAGGCATATCTGTTACGAATGGTGCAGGCGCAATTACGGTTGCCAACACCGGTGTCACATCGGTTACGGGCACAGCACCAGTTGTATCGTCAGGCGGTGCAACGCCAGCAATCAGTATGGCTGCTGCGAACGGCACAACAGACGGGTATCTGACAAGCACAGACTGGACAACTTTTAACAGTAAACAGCCTGCGGGAACTTATGTTACGTCGGTTAGTGCGACAAGCCCAATTACAAGCACAGGCGGCACAACGCCAACAGTTGCAATGCCTGCTGCAAACGGGTCAACTAATGGTTATTTGACGAGCACCGACTGGACTACGTTTAACAACAAAGGCTCAGGCTCGGTTACAAGCGTAGGTGGCACAGGCACAGTCAACGGCATTACGCTAACAGGCACAGTCACATCAAGCGGCAACCTAACGCTTGGCGGCGCATTGTCAAACGTAAGTCTTGCAACGCAAGTGACGGGCAATTTGCCTGTTACCAACCTAAATAGCGGCACAGGTGCAACATCTAGCACATATTGGCGTGGCGATGGCACATGGGCAAGCGTTGCAAGCAGCAACATTACAGCCACTGGTATTTGGGAAAACGCTGCGACAATTAGCTCAAACTATACAATTGCATCAGGTAATAACGCTATGAGCGCAGGGCCAATCACCATTGCGTCTGGCGTAACAGTCACAGTCCCATCCGGTAGCGTCTGGACAGTCGTATGACAGCAGCTTTTCAGCTTAATGCGTTTCAACCCAATGCGTTTCAGACGCTCACCGTCACTGGCGTATTAAACGCTACAGACGAAAACGACACAGGCTCGTTTACAGGCACTGTTGGCGGCGTTGTGCCTGTCATTGATATTGATATGCACGATGGGGACAAGAAACGCAAAAAACGTCTAGCAGAAGAATCAGCAAAAGCGAAGAAGCGCCGGGACGAAGTTGTTGCGCTGTTTGAACACATTGTTGAGGGTAAACCCTTAGTCGCCGAAGAAATAGCCGCACCCTACATTAAGGAAGCTACAATAAGCGAACTAAAGTCAATAGATTTTATCAATACCGTTGACTTTGACGCACTAATGGCTGACTTAGCACGAGTGCAGCAGATTTATGACGCATACATTGAAATGGACGATGAGGAGGTCTTAGCGCTGTTATGAGAAAGACTTACGTTTACGTCGATGGCAAATTAGTCGAGAAAGGGTCTGATGAGCATCTTGAAAAGATACACGGCCCGTTCGTGATGCCAGACATACAGCCGTACAAAAGCATGATTGATGGCTCAATGATTACAAGCAGATCAAGACACCGTGAACACCTGCAAGCTCACGGCTGTATTGAGGTTGGTAACGAAAAGATGGAAACGAAATACACGCCCATCTCGTCGAACAACCGCAAAGAAGTGCTACGTCAGCAGCTTGGCAACATGACGCACAAGCAAGCGCAGCAAATTTTGAAGCAATTACGCAGAAAATTTACTTGAGGGAGTATAAATGAGCGAAGCTGAAAAGGTTGAGCAACTTGATCGTCGAGAATTACTGTCACAGCAGTTTGACGAGGCTCAACAGCAAGTAGAGGCAACACCCGCTGAAACTGTGCAACCAGCAATTGAAACGCCTGAAGCAGAACCACAGGCAGAACCTCCTGTTTGGGAGCGCCCCCCAGCGTCGTGGAAGAAGGATTATCACGAAGTCTGGCAAACCGCAGACCCAAAACTGAAAGAATACGCTTGGCAACGTGAAGAAGAAATGAAGCGTGGCGTAGAACCGCTACTTTCTAAAGCACAGTTTGCAGATCAAATTCAACAAGCGATTGAACCGTACCAAAACAATCTAAGAACGCTTGGGATTGAACCACCGCAAGCGATTAAAGCGCTAATGGACGCAGATAACGTCTTGCGCCACGGCACACCGCAGCAGAAAGCGCAGATGTTTGCTAGTCTTTCGCAACAATATGGTGTAAATTTACAGGAAATCGGCAATCTGCAACAACAGCCTGTCGATCCTACTGTGTCAATGCTTCAAAACGAGCTTTATAGCGTTAAAAATGAAGTAATGACATGGAAACAGCAGCAAGAAGCAGCACAAAACCAAGCTCTTTTAAGCGAAATTGATAGTTTTGCTCAAAAAGCCGAGTTTTTTGAGGATGCCCGTCCAACAATGATCCAGCTCCTGAACTCAGGAATGGCGCAAAACTTGGAAGACGCATACAACAAAGCATTACGCCTAGACGAATCTCTGTCTAGCAAGCTACAGCAAAGCCAACAAGCTCAAGCTGAAGCTGCAAAACGAGAGGCGGCTAACAAAGCAGCGAAAGCTGCTCGGGCGGCAGCGGTCAGCGTACGAAGCTCTACACCCGGAGTGAACACGGCTACCAAAGCGCAAGATAGACGTTCATTATTGGCTGAACAAATTGAAAGCCTTAGTGGGCGCTTTTGATAACCTAATCGGAGATTATTATGGCATTTGCCAATAGCTCGATCAGCGACATCATTGCGACTAACATTCAAAGCCGTACTGGTGAGCTTGCTGACAACGTCACAAACAACAACGCTTTACTGCGCCGCCTAAAAGAACGTGGCAACGTGAAGACATTCTCTGGCGGTAACGTAATTTTGCAAGAAATTATGTACACCGACAGCGCAACCGACAACACGAACTCGTACTCTGGCTACGAAGTGCTGAACGTGTCGCAGAACTCGCCAATTTCGGCAGCTCAGTTCTCGATTACTCAGTACGCAGCAGCCGTGTCGATTTCTGGTCTGGAAATGATTCAGAACAGCGGCAAAGAGGCAATCATCGACTTGCTCGATGGTCGTATGCAAGTTGCTGAAGCTCAGTTGGCTAACCGTATCTCGCAAGACATTTATCTTGACGGTACTGGTAACAGCGGCAAGAACATCACTGGTCTTGGCGCAGCCGTTCCTGATGCTCCTTCGTCGGGCACATACGGTGGCATTAACCGTGCTACTTGGTCGTTCTGGCGCTCTGTTGCTTACTCAGGTACAACTGACGGTTTGGCTGCTGTTTCAGCATCCAACATTCAGAAGTACATGGACGCAGTTGCTGTTCAGTTGATTCGTGGAACAGATAAGCCTGACCTTATCGTTTGCGACAACAACTACTACAGCCTGTACCTCCAGTCGCTGCAAGCAATTCAGCGTATTACTGACGGTGGCAACTCTGGCGTTGGTGCTGGTTTTGCAAGCCTGAAGTATTACGGTGCTGGTATGGCTTCGGACGTGGTGCTTGACGGTGGTATCGGTAACGACGCTACTGCAAACCATATGTGGTTCTTGAACACCAAGTACCTCATGTTCCGTCCTCACGTTGATCGTAACTTCGTGCCAATTGGTGGCGAGCGTCAAGCCGTCAACCAAGATGCTATCGTCAAGCTCATCGGCTGGGCCGGTAACATGACGAGCAGCGGCCCGCAGTTCTGCGGCGTGTTGATTGCTTAAGGAGAAACAGACATGGCATATTCAGTCTCGCACGTCATTGGTACGACGCTAACTACCACTGTTCCTACCAACACTAACTCGGCAGGGACTGCAATCCCAACCGAAGGCCCTCTTGGGCTGCAAGTGTTTGGTTCGGATGGCAAACTGTATGTGTTGGCGAAAGCTGGCGCATCAATCTCTGCTTCTGACACAGATTGCTCGGTTGATCCAAGCACATTTGTGGCTACTGCTTCTGGTGGCGCTTACACAAGCCCAGCAGTTGCTCTAGTGTCAGGCGATTACGCTTGGTTCAGCAAAGCTTCGGTGTAAGCTGTACGGGGGGCGGGGCAACCTTCCCCCCATCTTTTATCTAACAGGAGAGGATTTTGGGACTAGATAGCGATATTCGTAATGCAGACTCACAATTATTTGTTGAGTTTTACACTTTTCAACACCCTTCAACGGACGAAAAAAAGCCGTGGGAAGGTAAACCGTTTGTTAGAATTGTAGTGCCCGGTGATAAGACAAACGTAGTTGAGCAACCTGTGCGTGAAAGTCATAAGCAGCGATTCCCTCGCCAATGGCTACATTATCAGATGCAAAACAACGATGCACACTTGATTGGCACACCGTTGAAAGACTGGTACGCAGCTCGCCCTGACGAAATTACGCAGATGCAGCTTGAAGAATTGAGTATTATGAAGTTTCAGACTGTTGAGCAGGTTGCTACTGCTTCAGATATGCAGCTTCAGAAAGTAGGAATGGGCGCAGCAGGTTTGCGTGAGAAAGCTCGAAGCTATTTGTTGAACAAAACACGCTCAGACGGACAATCTGAGATTGAGACAACAAAACGGGAACTAGCTGAACTTAAAGAGCAACTTGCAGCGCTTATGGCTGAGAAAAAAGCTGGTAGACCGAAAAAAGAGGAATAAATGTCCACAATGCTTCAGTTAGTCACGCAAGTGACAAATGAGTTAGGTGTGTCAACACCTGCGTCAGTCGCAGGAAACACTAATCAGGACGTTATCCAAATCCTAGCTCTGATGAACGCATCGGGCTATGAGCTTTTGAAAAAAGGCGATTGGCGTAGACTAACGAAGCAACATACATTCACAACGTCATACACAAATACGACTGGTGACGTTGCTCTTAACACTTACACCATTACCAATATCCCGTCGACAGCAGGACTTGACACAACGTATCAAGTGACGGGTAATGGTCTTGGTAACGCTACATACATCGTTAGCGTTGACTCTGCAACACAAGTGACTGTGAACCAACCGTCTACGGGAACGTACGTCGGCACAGACTTGTGCTTTATGAAAGTGAAGTACCCGCTTCCCGCAGATTATGATGCGACTGTGCCACGGACGCATTGGGACAAGTCAAAGCATTGGGAGATGCTAGGCCCAGAAGACGCACAGCAATGGGAATGGCTGCTGTCGGGGTATATCTCGACAGGCCCTCGCATTCGTTGGCGCTTGTTGGGTAATACGTTCCAAATTTGGCCCGGCGTATCGACAAATGAGCTACTTGGCTACGAGTATCGCTCGCAAGCATGGGCAGAAGGCGCAGACGGCACACCAAAGAATTCATTTACAGCCGACAGCGATACTTGCATTTATCCTGATCGACTGATGGTATTGTCTACAAAGCTGAAGTATTTTGAAGCTAAGGGCTTTGATACCACGGCAATGTATAGAAATTACATGACTGAGCTTGAAACTGTGCTTGCTCAGGACATGAGCGCTGCTAACCTGTCGTTCGCTCCAAGACCCGGAACTGTCCTCATCGGATACGACAACATTCCTGATACTGGTTATGGCCCGAACTAACTATGGCAACACGCAGAGGCATTAACTCTCTAGTTCAACACAACGCAGCTCGTGTTGCGTCCCTCCCTGCCCCAATTGGCGGCTGGAACGTGCGTGATTCGATTGCAAACATGGACGTGTTGGACGCTGTTCAGTTGACCAACCTGTTCCCGTCTGTGAACAACGTGGTGTTGAGACCCGGCTACACGAAACACGCCACAGGTTTGCCCGGTCAAGTGCAGACGCTAATGGGTTATTCGTCAGGCACAACAAACAAACTATTTGCAGTCGTTGGTACAGCTATTTACGACGTGACAGCATCGGGAGCGGTAGGCGCACCAGTCGTAACTGCGCTGTCTAACGCTAAATGGGAATACGTCAACGTCACAACGCCTGCGGGTGGTTATCTTTACGCTGTAAACGGCTCAGATTTGCCATTGTTGTATAACGGTTCTACATGGACAAACCCTGCGATTACAGGAGTGACACCTCAATCGCTGAACAACATCACGACTTTTAAGAATCAAGTCTGGTTTACGCAAAACGACACGCTAAAAGCATGGTATTTGCCCACTTTGAGCATTGCAGGCGCAGCAAACTACATTGACATGAGCGCAGTTGCTCAATTGGGCGGCGAGCTTGTTAGCGTAGGCACTTGGACAATTGACGCAGGCTATGGCGTAGACGATAACATTGTGTTTATCACGTCTAACGGCGAAGTTATTGTTTATGCAGGCACAGACCCCTCGGACGCTACAAAATGGGCGCTAGTGGGCGTTTGGCGTGTTGGCAAGCCCGTTGGCAAGCGTTGCATGATTAAGTACGGCGGCGATATTGTCATTTTGACGTATAACGGCGTTTATCCGCTTGCTGCAAGCTTACAATCTTCACGTTTAGACCCAAGAATTGCGCTATCTGACAAGATTCAGGGCGCTTTTGCAGCAGCAACGCAGGCGTATGGCGATACGTTTGGCTGGCAAATGATATTTGACCCCAAACACAACGCTTTGAGCGTTAACGTGCCGATTGCGGTAGGTCAGCAACAGCAATATGTGATGAATAACATCACAAAAGCATGGTGCAACTTTACTGGTTGGGCGGCAAATTGTTGGGAAATCTTTGAAAACGAACCTTACTTTGGCGCAAACGGCTACGTTGCACACGCTTGGGACGAATCCTACGCTGATGACGGCGCAAACATCAATTCCAACGCATTTCAGGCGTTCAATTACTTTGAAACTCGTGGCGTAAAGAAGTATTTCACACGAGCTAGACCAAGTTTGTTCACAAATGGCGCACCGTCTGTCTATGTTGGCATGAACGTCGACTTTGACCTGCAAGACGCAACCGCTGCGTTAGCGTTTTCGCCTAGCAACTTTGGTCTTTGGGACACTGCGATATGGGACGAAAGCTATTGGGGAACGGAAAACATCATTTCCAATAACTGGCAGGGCATCACAGGCATTGGCTACTGTGGTTCTACTCAATTTAAGAGTGCTTCACAAGGCGTGACTATTTTGTGGGCATCAACAGACGTTGTGTATCAGCTCGGATGGGCTGGCATATAGTGCAGGGCGCTGAAATAGGCGCTTGGGTTGCGGAACGGATAGCAGGAAAGTTTTACGAAGACACAAGTAGCGCTATTGGGCTACGAAAAGACGGTAAAACTGTAGCAGGCGTGATTTATGAGAATTGGAATCAAGCTTCAATTTTCTGTCACATAGCGATTGAAGGCAGGCTGACAAAAACGTATTTAAGAGCGATTTTTGATTACCCTTTCAATGTATGCAAAGTGAAGAAAATTATTGTTCCAGTAGTCTCAAGCCACGTTAAAAGTATAAAATTAGTAACAAATATGGGTTTCACCGAAGAAGCACGAATTACGGGGGGTGCGGTAGACGGTGACATAATATTTTTGACAATGACAAAAGAGAATTGTCGATTTTTAGGGGTTCGTTATGGGCAAGTCAGTTAGTACGCCACCAGTTCCAGATTATGTAGCTGCTGCTAAAGAGCAGGGCAAACAAAACATTGAGTCGGCGCAGACTAGCTCACGACTGAGTAACCCAAACATGGTTACGCCGTTTGGCACACAAACCATAACATATGGTCAACCAACCTTTGACCAAGCTCGATATGATGCTGATGTAGCTGCTTACAATCAACGTGCAAATAAAGTCAATAGGGCTGATTATTACCGCACAGGTGGCGGGGCGGGAGATTCCGGTGCTGATTATTCGTATTTTGACCAAGCAGCATACGACAGAGCTTTAAAAGACGCAGGGTCTGCGCCAGATAGAACGAGCTACATGACTGTTGGTGCACCAACCGTAACGCAACAATTAACGCCAACAGCGCAAGCAACAATTGACGCACAACAGCGTGTTCAACAACGTCTTGCAGAGCTTGGTGAAACTGCAATGACAAACGTAGCTAATACGTTATCAACACCGTTTGTACCTACAACAACTGAAATTCAACACGATTTTGGTGGTTATAAAGACGTTCCAGATGCTGCAAATTACATGGCAAAAACGTCTGTTCCATTGCAATATGCAATTGATACAAGCGGTGCTGTTGCAATGCCAATTAACGCAGGTACAACCGCTCAAGAATTGATTTTAAAGCGGCTAAACCCAACGATTGAAGCTGGCGATGTGTCTTTTAGGCAGCAACTAGCAAACCAAGGTCTTGTGCCCGGTACAGAAGCGTACGATAAAGCGTTCCGTAACCGTGAAATGAGCAAAAATGATTTAATCAATCAAGCCGCATTGCAAGGCATCAATCTTGATTTGGCAGCACGTCAACAAAACATCAATGAATTGTTAGGACTTGGTAACTTTGCAAACCAAGCTCAATTAGCAGGCGCTGGTTTGTACAACACAGCAATGGGTCAAAACTTTAACCAAGGGATTACTGGTCAAAGTCTTGGTTATAACCAAGCGCTTAATCGAGCACAATTTCGTAATACCGCACAACAACAGCAACTTGCACAAGATTTGGCATTACGCAGTCAACCGATACAAGAATTGGCTGCAATTATGGGTGGTTCGCAAATTCAATTGCCACAGTTTTCAGGCTATCAACCTGTTAACGTGGCTGCTGCGCCAACTTTCCCCGCTACGCAAGCACAGTATCAAGGTCAATTAGCTCAAGCTAACGCACAAAATGCTGCAAATTCGCAATTGACGCAAGGTCTGTTCCAATTAGGTGGTGCTGCATTGTTAGCCCCAACAGGCACGTTTAAAGGTCTGTTTGGTACATAAAGGATGAATTGATATGGCTGTTACAAATCCAACTGCACAAGTTAGCCCTATGATGGCGATGATGGGGCCGGACGTTGCTCGGCAACAATACGAACTTGCACAAAATCAGCGTTATGCAGACATTTTGATGCAACAAGCATTGATGGAGCAGCCACAAGGTCAAATGGTGTCTGGTCACTATGTCCCACCAAGCCCGATTCAAGGTCTTGGGCAATTGCTAAAAGCTTATGTTGCTCGCAGGTCTTCGGATTTGATTCCTGAAAAACAAGCGCAACTTGCAGCAGCACAAAACGCACAGATACAAAATATGTTTGGTTTAGGCGGTGGTGTAGCGCCAGCACAAGCACGAGATATGGCGTTGGCTGGCGGTGCTATGCAGGGCGATGTTGGGCCAACCAACACGAACGCAGCCCGTATGACAGGCGTTCAAACAGGCACAGGTTCTGCAATGCCAATTCCCGCTGGCATGGATGCTAGAACAGCAATGATGCAATACATGATTAACCCACAAGCGTATGCTACGGCGTTAAGCACACACAGCACACCAACAGAAGTACAAAAAATTGCTGCGGCTTCAGGGTTTGCGCCCGGATCGCCACAATATCAAGCGCTAATGCGTCAGAATTTAATGAAACAAAATTACATTTCGCCTACTGTTGTTAGTGAAGGTGGTGCACTTGTTCCTGCTGGCAGTAATATGCCAACATATATTGCACCTAAAGGTGGCATTCAAACAAACATTAGCCCAACTGGTCAATTTAGTGCAAATCCTATTCCCGGATATGGTCAAGCAACAGGTCAAATTGAGCAATTTCAATCATTTGGCAAGCGACTTGGTGAAGCTGGTGCAACGCCTGCGTCAAAAATTGATTTGACTACAGGAAATACTGTAGGAACAACACAAGCTGATGTAATGGGATTGCAAGGCAATCCTTATGCAGCTCAACCCTCACCTGTTACAGAACCAAAATCGCCTGTTGTTACAGCAATAAGTCCCGTTGTGACAAGGGCTGGTGAACAATTAAATGAGCAATGGATTAAAAACGAACTTGATCCTGCCCGAGCAGCTGGCGATGCTGCAAGAAATGCTATGGACAATATTCGTGTTTTGAAGAATATTGATTTGACAACTGGGTTTGGCACAGACGCACAAAAAACTGCTGCAAATATTCTTGCATCGTTTGGCGTAAAAGAAGCTGCAAAATTTGCCACAAATGCTCAAATATTTGAATCAAAAGTTTATGAAGGACTTGTTGATACCTTAAGCAAACAGAAAGGGCCTCAAACAGATAAAGATTTTACAAACCTTCAAAAAACTTACGCACAACTTAAAAATACGCCACAGGCAAATCAATTCTTGCTTGATGTTGCGGAAGCAAAAGCTATTCAAGATCAACGTAAGTCTGGTTATTATCAAAAAGCAGCGTCAATGCCTGAATTGCGTAGCAATTTGTCTGCGATTACAAATGAATGGGGCAAAATTTCTGGTTCAATATTTGATGTTCCGCTTACTGATCGTGCTGGCAATACTTACACATTGGCTCAAAGATACGGTATTAAGTAATGGCAAACCCGCTCAATCCTGCTGTTGAACCTTTGTTGCCAATGCTGGACAACCCGAATGTCCGTAGCTTTTTGGACATGATTTCAGCGGCTGAAGGCACGTCTAAACACGGATATAACACGTTGTTTGGCGGTGGCAGGATGGAGTCATTGGCTGACCATCCTCGCATTTTGTTTGATTTTACTGAAACGACTGGCAGACCTAACAAAACAACGGCAGCCGGGCGTTACCAGTTCTTGTCTAACACATGGGATGAGCAAGCTAAGAAGTTAGGATTGCCTGATTTTGGTGAGCGTAGTCAAGATTTGGCTGCCGTTAATTTGTTGCGTGAGCGTGGGATTTTGCCTGATGTATTGGAAGGCAATTGGGAGTCTGCGGTAAAGAAGTCTGGCCCTATCTGGGCAAGTTTACCGTCAAGCAATTACCCACAGCCTCGACAGTCGACTGAATTTGTAATGAGCAAGCTAAACCCGAATAGAATATTAGCTAATGCTTCAACGTCAGATGTGAATCCACCTATGGCTACTGCAAAAAACAATCCGTTTGAAGCGTTAAACGAAGAATTTAGGCTTGGTGCTCCTGTGCAAACACAAGCGCCGCAAAAGAACCCGTTTGAAGAATTAAACGCAGAATTTGCATTAACCCCTGTGCAAACACAAGCTGCGCCTGTTGAGCGCACCGAACCAGCAAAACAGCCAAGCACTAGTGACACAGTAATGAACTTGTTGCGTAGTGGTGGTAGACAGCTTGGGCTAACTGCACGAGCAGGTTTAGAAGGCGTTGGCTCTGCTGTTGCTGCGCCGACAGAACCGTTACGCATGGCAACGGAGTCTGTAAGCAAATTGTTTGGTGGCCCGTCTGTTGCGTCTGCTGAGACTATTGCTCAAAGACTTGCAAATGCACTGGGATTGCCAAAACCTATTGAAAAGTCTGTAATGGACAATTCAGGACAAGGCGAAAGGTTTGCATTTGACGTTGCAAAAACAGGATTTAGCGCTTTACCGATGGTTGCAGGTGCACGAGCATTAGCGCCATTTACGGGTGGAAACGCTCAAACAGTATTAAATCAGTTATCTGCAAACCCAGCTATGCAAGCAATGTCTGCTGCAGGCGCTGGCGCAGGTGGCAGCGTTGCTCGTGAGTATGGCGCACCGCCTGAAGTTGAGTTGTTAGCTAGTATTCTTGGTGGCGTAGCTGCACCTACTGCTGCAAGCGCTGTTAAATCTGGCGTTACAAGCACAGCAAAAGCCGTTGCGCCGTCAATGTTTACACCGAAACCTGAGCAAATTGATGAATTGCTCACAACTACGCTTGGTCGCTCAGGATTTGACTTCTCAAAAGTGCCAGATCAAGTCAAAACAGCGCTGCGTAATGATGTTGCCAATGCTTTGCGTACTGGCGGCACATTTGACGAAGATGCAATGCGTCGATTAGTTGATATTCGCATGATTCAAGGCGCAACATCGACAAAAGGCATGATTACGCTTGACCCACGTCAGGTAACACTTGAGCAAAACCTTGCAAAAGCAGGGATGAACACCACAAACCCTGAGTTGCAACAATTGGGTAACATTCAGAACGCTAATAATCAAGCGTTAATTGAAGCGCTTAATCGTGCAGGCGCAGGAAAAACTGATCTATTTACAGCAGGACAAGCAAATATCTCAAAAATTGCTGCTGAAGATTTAGCAAGACAAACTGCGACAAGCAATTTGTACGATGTTGCAAAGAACTTGCCGGGCGGTAATGTGCCGCTTGATCGTTCTAAGTTAATGCAAAACATTGACGCTGCTTTGTCAGCAGAAAACAAAAACGCATTTTTGCCTGAAAACATTCGTGGAATGTTAAACACGATTTCAAAAGGCGAAATAACGATTGAAGGCGTTAAGTATCCAGTACCTTTTGACGTAAAAGCGTTAGACAATTTAATGACAACAATTGCTACTGCATCACGTTCAACAACTGATGGAAACGTCAAATCTGCGTTAAAAATTGTTCGTGACGCAATAGATAAAACTGAAGTACAGCCTATTAAAACGCAATACGGCGGCAATCAAGTTGTTACAGACGCTGGCGCATCATTTTTGACGGGCAAAGATGCCCAACCTAAAGAACTGTTAGACGCTTTAAACGCTGCAAGAGCAAGTCATCGTGCAAGAATGGCATGGCAAGAATCTGCTGCGCCAATTGAACAAACTGTAAATGGAATGCAGCCTGACAAATTTATTCAAAAATTTATTTTATCAGGCTCACTTGATGATGCAGCGGCTGTTGCTAAAGCTGGCGATCCAACAGCAACTAAAAATGCTATTTTGACGCATTTGAAGTCCAAAGCGCTTGGTGGTCAATCAGACGAAATTGGCACATTTGGCGCAAAAAGCTTTAATTCTGCGCTGGAAAACATTGGCGATAGAAAGCTTTCTTTGTTCTTTAGCCCTGATGAAGTTGCAGAATTGAAGCGTTTAGGGCGTGTTGCAAATTACATGACAACACAACCAAAAGGTTCGGCTGTCAACAATAGCAATAGCGGCGCTTTAATGTTGGGTGCTGGAATTGATGCTTTAGGCGCTATGGGCGGCTTACCGTTTGTTGGTACGGCTGTAGGCGCAACTGTTGGCGTTCCTTTGGTAAAAGCGGGTGCAAAAAAGGTGTTTGGCGCTGCGGTCAACAAAGCAGACCAAAAAGAAGCTCTAAATATAGCAAATGCGCTTGCAAATCGAGTGCCGGGCATGGGACTAGGCGAGCGAGTTACGTCTGGCGCACTTTATGGAAGTCTGTTGCAAAACCCACAGTTAATGCAACAATTAGGGCAACGACTTAACCAATTAACTGAGTAAGAGGCAGCGATGAGCTACAACGGCAACGGCGTATTTCTAATCAACACAGCAGGACAGCCTGTTGTTGCAGGAACTGTTATCAGTTCGACAGCATTTAACGCTCTGACGAACGATTTAGCAAACGGTCTGACCAACGCCATTACGAAAGACGGTCAAAGTACGCCAACAGCCAACATTCCAATGGCTGGCTTCAGGATTACGGGTCTAGGCGCAGCTATTTCAGCTACAGACGCAGTGCGTTTGGGGCAGCTTCAGGGCAATACGCTGAACTTTATGACGGTGACGGGTACAGACGTGCTTTTAGGCTCGTTAACCCCGCCTTTGGCAGCGTACACAACAGGCGCAATGTTCTCGTTTATCGTTGCCAACACGAATACTGGTGCTGTGACGCTAAATATTGACGGTTTGGGCGCAAAAGCCGTGATGCGTAACGCTACAGACCCGTTGCAAGCAGGAGATTTAACCGCAGGCAACATAGTCGTTGTAATATATGACGGTACAGAATTTCAGCTAATTTCAGTAGGTTTTGGCGGTGGTGCAACGGGCGCTGGCGGTGACAAAATCTTCATTGAGAACGGTCAAACTGTGACTACAAGTTATTCGATTCCTGCGCTGTCTAACGCTATGTCGACTGGGCCAATCACGATTGCGTCCGGTGCAACTGTCACAATCCCTGCTGGCTCTGTTTGGGCGATTATCTAAAATGGGACTGCGACTAAAAGCTCCTGCGCTTGGTACGGTTGAGGTCAACCCTGTTGACACAGCGTCAAACGTGTCTGTGAACGTACAGGCTGCAAACGGTGTGCTGTCCTACGCTGATTCTACGACTGGTGGCTTGTATTTACCATCAGGCACAACTGCACAGCGTCCTGCGTCACCAGCGACAGGTCAAATGCGATTTAACACTACTACGGGCAGCGTAGAAGTGTACAACGGTTCTTCTTGGGGCTAAACATGGCAGGTCAAATAAAGCTATCAACACCTTCAGGCGGCTCAGTCACCTTAGACACGCTTAATACTGCATCTAATTACACAATGTCTGTTCCTGCTGCTGCGGGTGTGCTGATTA